CAGCATTACCTAGGCTCGATGCAGTATTTGATAGCTCTACGTACCCGTAACGAGTCATAAAGCTAACAACTGGCTCAAATGTACTTGGATCAAGTACTGTACCTGAGCTCATTAGTGGTACATATGGGCAGTAGAATGCTGCTGCATCTGTCTCACTTGAACCCTTGTAACCAACTAGAACGGCAGTTGAATCTGCTGCATAGCTGTCTACATAGATACGCATTGCGCCATTTAGTGTACCAACGAACTTGGTGTTTGTTGGTGCCTCAAATGTGCCTTCAGTTGTACGAGCAAAAGCACTTGTGCTTGCACTCTGTAGAACTGTTAGTGCTTCTGGGCTAACAACTGCCCAGTTACCTGCACCACGACGTGTGCGCTGAGCAATCTTGTTAGCAACACGGTTGACTAGAACTGCAAGAGCTGCGTGCTCGTCACCAACGTATGTTGCTGTACCACTAACTGCTGCCTGGTTGTAGGTCTCTTCTGTTGCTGCTAGTGAGCGAAGTGAACCGAGAACTTCCTGGTCGATTTCAGCGGTAATTTCTTGTGCTAGGGCAGCCATAATTTCTGCCTCAACATCGATACCGTGCATGGACTGTGCGTCCTGTGCGGCTTCAAATGTCCAGCGAGCCTGTAGCTTACGTGTCTTGGCTTCTACTGGTTGCTTCAAGATTTGGATTGAGATCTGGTTACCACCGTCACCTTCCATAGCTGCTGTTGTACCTGCACGACCTGTTGTGCTTGTTGCACTGGTTGTACCGGAATATGCGGTTGCAATCTTGAATGGGCTTAGTGCTTCATCACCTGCTACTGTGTCTGTATCGAATGGTGAGCTAGCTGTTGATGTAACAGTCTCAGCATAACGAACACGTAGAGTGTGAATCTGGCCAACTGGGCCCTGCATTGGTTGAACACCAACGATTTCGTTGGCGATAACTGTTGGCATAACACGACGGATAACTGGTAGAATAACACGGTTTAGTGTTGCTACGTTACCACTTGATGTTGCGCCAGTGGATGCTGCCTCTGCGAGATACTTCTTAGTATTCTCTAGGACAACTGACATGCTGCTGCGTCGTGAACCTTCTAGACCCTCAAGTAGAGCATCCTTGGTTTCACCCCAACGGCTTTCTAATAGTACGTCTGACATTTATAGTCTCCTCTAGTACCTTACTTCAGGCCTGCCAACTGGCGTAGTTGAACAATATTGCTATCGTCCTTTTCTTCTACAACCGGTTGTGTTTTGATTTCTTTATCTCCTGTTACCTCACGGCTCTCAGAAATTACTTCCTTCTTAGCCTTTGGTGCAGCACCGTCTAATACTGCGGGTAGATAACGATCGAAAGCGGATTCTAATTTACTTGTTTGTACGCTTTCTAGAAGGTCACGCATAATTGCGCCCTTTTCTTTATTGAGCTTGCTGAGCATCTTGTCCATTGTTTCCTTGCGTGTTACGCTTTCTGTAATGGCTTCAACTTCACGCTCTTTGCTCTCAATAATCTGTGCCTTTTCAGCGTTTGCTGCTTGACTTTCAACTAGTTCAGTGTCCTTGGCTTCAAGGGCTGCTTCTAGCTGACGAATTTCTTTGTTTTCGTTGAGATAGCTTGCGCTAAATTCGCTGGCAAATGCCTCAAAGATCTTGCGTCCAAAGGTGTTTTCTTTGGCTGCTTCGATATCCTCTTTAAGTTGAGTTAGTTCTTTTTCTAGATTCTTAGCAACTGACTCTTGAACAATCTTTGCGCTACGCTCAATGAATGACTCTTTGAGTTTAGCAAACTGCTCACGTGCTTCCTTAACTAGGCGTACCTTTGTCTCTACGACATCGTTACGATCTGTCTGGAAGTCCTCAATTTCTTTAGCTAGGTTTTCAATAACAAACTGCTCAAGACGTTCAACAGTAGCGGCCTGTGCACTGCGGTCTTGGTTTAGTTCTTTAATTTCTTCTGATAGCTTTGTAACAAGGAACTTGTCAAAAGTGCTTGATGTTTCTTGCATCTTTGCAACAAACTTGGCACGATCTTCTGAGATTGCTTTCTTTTCAGAAGCGAACTCTTCAATTTCCTTTGTGAGGTTTTCAGTTACCATGCGATCTAAGGCCTCAACCATAACGGATTTGTCGTGCTCATAGCGACGAGCAAATTCCTCACGGAGTTCTGCCCTAACCTCTTCTTTGGTTTCACTTAGCTTTGCTTCCCAGGCTTCCTGGATTTCTTGCTTAGTGTCCTCATTGATGAGGTCGCTATCTAAAAGTGGTTTGATAGCATCTAGCATTATATTCTCCTAGATCTTAAGGTCCTTGATAAGACGAGTTACCTCATCCTTCAAGTATTTTTGTACTTTTTGATTACCATTTGCTTCTCTAGCAATCTCAAGTACATTGTGCCCATTACGCATATTCAAAAGTCCTTCGTAAATCGCTTTAGGATATGCATTTGGTGCACTTGGTTGTGCCACAACATCTACTGTGACAATTTCGAAGTCAGATACGTTACCTGTAGATTCTGCAACGTTGCCGCTGCCTCTACTGCTAACGCCTAACTTAACACCACTTTCCAACATGGTCTTTACTAGAGTACCCATTGGAGTTGGTAATATCTTTAGCTTTCCATAGCCGTTAGGGCCGTCCATCCACATTTCAGTAATCATGTGACTAACACGATCTAAATTAATCTTTAGATCATCGGGGTGATCAACTTCACCAAGCACACTGTTACCTGATGTGATCTGGTCATTGAGCTGCTTAACGGCATTGGAAATTTCAGCGACAGGGTAAACACGCTGGTTTGCGTTCTTTACCCCGCCCTGAATACAAATGCCCTTCATAAAGAGATCCTTACCGTCGTTCGCAGATTCTGTTACTACACGAGCTTGATCGAAAGTAAGGTGTTCCCTAAGGTAGTTCATACGTGTTCTACCTTATGCTTTGCTCATTGTTGCGCCTTTTGGATCGGCTGCATCTGTTTGAACTGTTGCTTTTGGTGCTGCTCCGCCTGACTCTTCGCCTGTTGGATCAACTGCTTTACCGCCCATGTTGTTCTTACCTGCAACTGGGCCGGCGCTGCCGTCACCTTCTTCGCTAGTAACAGGTGCTTTTGCTTTTTCTGCATACTCGCGAACCATTTCCTCAGTCTCTTCAACTGATTCCATTTCTTCTTCTTCTTCGTCTTCGTCAGCGTCGTCGCCCATTTCCATATCCATGTCCATGTCCATTTCGTCGTCCATGTCCATGTCCATTTCTGGGCCTTCTTCTTCGTCGCCGCCCATGATCTTCTCAAATTCTGCTTTGAGTTCGTCAAGTGCGTCTTCTAGGTCAACAACACGATCTTCGATCTCTTCGTCGTCGGCTTCGTCATCTTCTACTGCTAAACCTTGTTCGTCAGCTTCGATGTCGTCGATCATGTCGTCGGCTGCATCTCCGCCTAATTCTTCATCAAAGTCACTTTCTTCGACTGCTTCGTCTTCGGCAACTTCTTCTTCCTCATCAACGGTTTCTTCGTCAATTAGGTTCTCGTAAATTGAACGGCTACGTTCTACTACGATTTCGTGGAAAAGTTCTTGTGCCTTTTCCTCATCTTCTGCAATTAGTAGCTCAATGAGCTGATTAAATTTATCTGACATTTATAGGGCTCCTTCGTTCATAAGGCAAATGTGTAATTTTATTTATATTCTGTGATAGTTTTATGGTTATATGCACTGTTTTTGGCTCAAAAAATTTGATATACGAAATTTAGCCAAAAAAATAGTGTTATTGCGGCGCTACAGGCACACTATATTGTTTTTTAATACCGTCTAGTTCTTTTTTGTATTCTGTAATTTTTACGTCATTGAGCATACGCAAACGGTTAATCTGCTCTAGTGTTAAACGTGTTTTGCGGGTATCTGTCTTTTCGGCAACAGATTTATCATCCTTAGCATTCTTTTCTAAGGTTGTTAAATTACTGTTGGATTCTATTAAACTGTTTAATCTCATAGTATGTTATTTATGTGCCAATGTTCTCAGGCGTACCTGGGATAGGACTCTGAGGAGATCCGGTAATTTCCCCAGGTGCACTAGCACCTTCGCCTTCTGGTGCTTCGACACCTTCTTCGCCACCTTCTTCTGGTATGTCAGGTACGGTAAATGCGTCCAAATCACTTTCAATGCCACCTGGAGTAATACCAACACTACGCATGTTTGGCATTTCTGCATCAGGCTCGTCATTTTCTTCTGCCCACATACGACTATTTTTTGCAATCTCTTCTTCAGTAAGTCCAAGATAACGTTCTAATAAGAAACGCTTACTAAAGTATGGGAACGCTTCGAGTGATGTAAATGTACCAATCTTAGCATTATCTACTTCAGTTTCTCTGAACTTGGCAAAGTTCTGCGGTGGATTAAAGCGTAGTTCAAAACTACTGTTGTCTAGTTCCAAACCTCTCCAACGCAAGAACATTTTGAACTCTCTGTCAAATGTCTTACTAACAAGACGTTGTAGTCTCTTACAATATTCATTAAATCTATACTCTTGAATAAGAGCTGTGCCTACCCTGCCATCGTTATACCCTGTGGCGCCTTCGTCTGGCCCTGTTGGTAGATAGCTGATTGGGATACGCAATCCTCTGAATAGTTTATTGGTGAAGAATTTGAGATCGTCAATCTCGCCTAGGTTTGTACCACCTGGCAGTGTTTCAACTTTTGATCCGCGTCCTTCAGCAGTTTGTGGAAAGAAGTAATCTTCATTTGTGCTAAGTGGATTGTAGGTAGTGTCCATGATGTTTGTGCCACCACCTGTTGTACTTGGAATACGACGCTGATGAATTTCGTTTTTAACACGCTCAACAAAAGCCATAGCCATGTGTGCCGGCATGTCACCAACATCAACATAAAACACTCTACGCTCTGGAGCACGTTGAATACGATAGATAATAATAGCGTCTTCTAGTAGTTCTTTTTGCTTGAAAACTTTGAATACATTTTCAAGGATACTGTTACCAAATGGCCAATTTGTGTCTAAGCCTTCTGTGAGACTAGCATGTACAATGTGTTCTGAGCCAATAGCTTTTTCATTCATAGCATTGTCAAAACGTCCACCTGCCATCGAACCTGCACTTGTGTACACATTGCTAGGCTGAATGTAACCACTTTGCTTGTGATCACCTTGACGATGATAGTCGTCAGCATGTGTGGCTTGTGTAGCAGTTAGATTTTGGAAGTTTGGATTAATGTCTTTGACAACATACTGCTCTGGCTCCTTGCCTTCGCTTTCGTTTACAATAATCTTAGTTACTTTGGTCATGTCAACCCAGAACAGTTCAAACGTCTCTGGATCTCTAATGAACACTTGATCACCATACTTGAGTGTGTTACGGAACATCTTAAACAGTCTTTGATTAAAGTCGTTTAGATTGTTCCAGTTAACCAACTGCTTGGTAATGGTTTCAACTTCATTCTGGCTGGGATCATCATGCCAGTGAATATCCCATCCGGTGTTGTTTTCTTCGTTACCTTGTGTGCAAAACTCTGCAAGGATGTCTAGTGCCGCATTGATTTCGCTGTCAACGTCCATGTTTTCATATTGGCTATAACGCTCAATACGGTTTGGATGTCCAACATAAACCTCAGGCAAATGACTAGCATAGTGCCCATACTTAACGTCACTGCCACTGTCTCTAGGACCTGCGTTAGTCAACGGGCTGTTGTTGACAACCTTAAAATGCTTTTTCCAACTCATAACTTATTATAACACCTTTTTACTATTTACCCTAATTAAGCTGTATTGCGATTTAGTTCTTCTAGCAATTCTGCGATTGAATCACCACTTTTTGTTGTAGCATTGACATTTTCTATCGTACCCATTGCAATATTCATAATTGCTTCTTCAATTTCTGGTTTAAGTGACATTACACTTGGACCAGGTGTTTGTAGTTGTTGGGCCTCTAGCATTGCTGTATCTTCCGATACAGCGCCGCCATATGCTGCTTTTTCTTGTGCAAGTTGATTGGCTACACCTTCTCTAAAGGCGTTAAAATTACCCATTAGATTTGCCATTTGAGTTTCAGTAACAACTGCTTCTCTACCATGCAGCATAGCAAGTGTGCCGCTACCAAAATCTTGAAATAAATTACCACTGCCCATAGTACCATCATTGAATTCTAACAAATTACCAAAGAAATCTTTGATTGATTCAAACCATCCAGGTTCTTGGGTTGTAGTAGCAGTTTTTTCTGGAGTAGTTTTTGTTGCTTCTCCTGCCAAACCTTTTGTAGAATCTAATTGTTTTACAGCATCATTAAACGATCGGACGAATTTTCCAGAGTACTCTGCTGCTTCCTTAGTATATTCTAAAATTCCAACGTTTATGTCTCCAACTAGGGTGCCTATTGGACCGCCAATAAGATCTGTCATTGTTGTACTAAATGCAGTACTGGCGTCTTGAAGGGCTTTTTGCATACTAAGCATGTTTTCAGTAATAGGTCCGCCTGTTTCTGCCATTTTTTTAGTATTTTCTATTACTTTTGCTAGAGCTCCATCTGGACCAAGCTGTGCTGCAAATCTTTGCATGCCTATTACTGAGTCATTAGCTACCTGTCCAAATGTTCCCAAGTTTGTACCTGTTAGTGCAGCGGTACTTGCAATATCAGCCATGCCTGCTCGCTGCTGATCTAGTGCTCCTTTGTCTATGCCTGCTAGGAACGCAGGTAGATCACTCATACTAGCTTGACCTGATTTAACCTGTGCTACAAATTCTTTCATGGGACCTGCAACAGCGCCAAACTGACTTTCTAGCACGCCGCCGGTTTCGCTTACAGCACCGCCAAACTTAAAGTATTCTAATGCCAGCCTGCCCATACCCGGAGCCAAATCATTCATTTTTCCTTCTAACGCTTTCATAGCTTCACGTTGTGTAGTATTTGCTCCCATCAGAGTGGCCTGAAGTACAGCATCTTGGTTTTGCTGTTTGGCTTTTTCACGTTCCTGAGCAAGTGTGGTACCGTTGATCTTAGCAAGTTGACTTTCTAGTACTGCTCGCTGTTGTGTCACTGCTGCAACTCTATCTCCTGAACGTGAAATTTCGTCAAAGCTCATTCCAGCCAGTTGTAAATTTTCAATCGTTTCAGCGGTTCTTGCAGCTTGTTCTTCAAATCCAATACCCATTCTTAACATACTTTTGCCAGCGCCATCGCGAACTTGCTTATTAAGTTGTGCAAACACTCGAGCGCCGGATGCTGTACCACCGCCAAAAAGTGCTACAGAACTAGCACTTTGTTTCAATGCATTGGTTAATTGATCTAACTGTAATCCAGCTGTATTAGCTACATTACGCATATTATCCATGCTGTAACCAAAATCAAATCCTGATTGTGCTGCACTGTTATAAGAATCTACCTGCTTGGCCAGCGCACCACTTAGAACACTGAAGGCAGCAACAGTAGTCCCTCCTACTATTTTTCCAATTGCACCAAATCGGCCAACTGTAGCATTAGCTAATTTTGCAGCAGTGTCAGAAATGTCGCCCATTGCACCTTGCATACTACTAGAGTTTGCAGCAATACCAGCAGCACCTTTTGTTAGGCTGCTAATAAAACCACTAGCATACCTAGCAGACTGCGCCAGCACACCAGATGTGTTTTGCACTGAACTATCTAAACTATCAAATGATTGGTTTAATCTACCGGCAGAACGTGCTGCTTTTCCGGCATTCACATCAAATCGTTGAGCGCCAGCGCCTCCAGCGCCGCCTCCGCCACTATCCATATTCCTTAGTGCGCCGAGAATAGCAGTCAAGGTACTGTCTTGTGCAGCATTATTTGCTACAACTGAGCCTATCCCTGGAATGTCAACTGTTACTGCCAATTTCTAGTCCTAGTTATATACGCATATAAATACTATACACGTAGATATATAACTTATTTACCTTGGAGAAAATGACCTTGAGTACAGAATCCCCTACACCAGAGGAGCTCAGGAGTATGCAAGAAGCTCTAGCTAGAGCACAGGCACAGCCAACACAATCAGGTAATCCTCTTGCAGGCTATATGAGAACACCACAGATATACTTGTCTTTACCAAGCAAAGGCAAGTATTGGAAAGAAGACAGTGTTGACTGGCCCAGCAATGGCGAATTACCAGTGCTAGCTATGAGTACAAGAGATGAACTTGTGCTAAAAAGTCCTGATGCACTAATGAATGGACAAGCTGTGGTCGATGTTATAGAACACTGCATACCTGCTATCAAAGATGCTTGGGAGATTCCAGTATGCGATTTTGACCATATTCTAATAGGTATCAGAATTGCCAGTTACGGCGAACAGATGGAATACACAAGCACTTGTCCGCAGTGCAATGAACTTAATGAGTATGAAATTGATCTACGCATGTTCATTGATATGCCTGTAGATACCAGTGGCTATCAAAACGAAACTGTTTACAAGGATCTTAGATTAAAACTAAAACCTGCTACCTATCGCAGTATTAACGCCAGCAATATGGAAGCATTTGAACAGCAAAGAATGTTTGCAGTAGTCCAAGCCACTGATATGTCAGAAGAAGAAAAACTAAAACGTTTTAACGAAGTTTTTGCTAAGTTGACAGAGCTAAACGTAAAACAGCTAGCAGATGTAATAGAATACGTTACTCTTCCCAATGGCGAAAAAGTAGACAACAGGCTGTATCTAAATGAGTTTATTGAAAACAGCGACAGAACTGTTATAGATGCTGTTCAAAAGCATCAAAATCAAATTAACTCAGGTATGCCAGAAAAAAGCATCCCAACAACTTGCCCTGATTGCAATCACAGCTATAACACACCATTTACGTTTGACCAAGCAAATTTTTTCGAATCCGTCTCTTAACCTTGTCTTCTGACGAGATTGGCAAAATGTTACAAGGTTACGACAACGACATAAGAAGTTTCAAACGTCGTTTACTTGAAGCATGCTGGTATATGAGAGGCGGTATAACGTATGGTGAAATGCTTGAAATGGGTGTTAACGATGTGCCTTTGATAGAAGACATTGTTAAAGACAATCTGGAAGTTACTAAGAAAAGCGGAATGCCTTTCTTTTAAAAATCATCAGCGTCTTTTGTATTTTCATTTGGTAAAAAGTCTTCAGCTTTTAGATTTAGTTTGTTAGCCATATTATGAGGAGATTCTGCTGCATCTCCTTTAACATAGGTAAGCTCTATCTTAGTATATATGTCGAACTTAAAGCCAAGTTCTGTAATTTTATCAATAAATTCAATAAATGCATGTTCTGCATCACTTTGTGTACGTTTATCCATGTGTGTATCTCTTACAAACTTTTTCTAGGTAGACTATTTACACTTTACTTGAGACTACATTATAACTTACTATTTGGTTTTGTCAACCTTAAGTGATGAACTACGTTCATCCAAACACTCACTAACGTTCGTGTTTAATTTTTTCTTTATAACTAATGATTTAATATTTCCCAGAAGTTTCAGTCAGACGGAACCACGTAATGGTCCCGCCTAATCTGGTGACATTTCCCGTCATTATCCAGCATCCGGAAGTAGGTATTTGTAGCACTCCAAGGACTCTGACCTTTTCCCACCTACGTCGACAGATAGCATACGCTATCTCTGTATCCTCGTTCCTAGTTGATACAGTGTTTAGGAGTATTGCCTGCAACTCGCCAGATCCAGCCGTATTTCTACTGCCTCAAGGCGTTGATTCAAAGTTGCTATATTAAGCCTGTTTGTTTGATTCTGTAATAATTTTCTGACTCTTGTGTACACGGACTCGTATATGTCCATTGTACCATTCGTCAGATTCTAGTACACGGTGCCTGAACTGTTCTCTTGCTTCAATGTAACTACACTCTCCCTTGCTGTAACAATAGAAGAGTATTTCACGTTTGAAGTTTTCTTTGCCTAGTAGTTCTATGTCTGCCGTTAAATTGTCTGATGAGCCGTAATAATCGCGCCAGTCTGATTCTACTGTTGAACGTCGTTTATTTTTTCTGCCTTTGAGTGGTGGCCTTGTGCGCCTAAATTGAGCTAGTTTTTTGCCTATGTATTTTTTGCCATTAGTAATATTTGTAATTAAGTAAACGAACCCTACTACATCTTCGGGTATATTCTCAACTGGTTCATCATTGTATAGCCATGTCATGTTTATTATATAGTTCTTGCGTCTGCAACATCAATCTTTTTTGATTTGAATCTCGCTAGTCCACTGTTTTTCAAATGGAGTAGTTGAGTTTCTAATCCCGCACACTCTTTCGCATGGGCCTAAAGGTTTGTCTGTCCAACTGTTTGACACACCTGCGAAGTTATCTGTATGAAGTGCATTGTCTATACGTCTATCTCTTGCAAATACTGTGTTGCCTAAAAAACAACAAGGAAAAAGCTCTCCAGTTGCTGCTAGGTACATACTAGATTCTTTTAGTGCGTAACAGTCAATGCCCGAATAAGATTCTAAAGGTTTTCCGCGTTTGCTAACTTTAGTTCTAAACCAACTAAAGCCTAACTCTTGTGCAAGTTCTTTTGCTTGTTCGACTTGATGCTTGTTATGATCAAATATCAAATAGTCCCAATGGGCACTGCCTCCATTGGCAATAAACGATTTAACATTTTCTATCAGTTTGTCCCAGTCGACTCCTCTCCTATATATATGATTAGTATCAGCTAAACCATCTATACTAAACACTACATAGTCCTGTGGTAAACAAAATATCTCTGCTAGCTGTTTCCACCAAGCAGTGTTTTGTAATGCACCATTAGTGTTCATGCCCAATGTGATATCTTTGTTTTGTGTTCTAAACCAACGGTATATGTCCAATGTGTTTGCACCAGCAGCAGGATCTCCAAAGTTTCCACACATGAACATTTTATCAAGTTGACCAATCTGTTGTAGCGTGAAATGTTCAATTATTTTGTCTATAGTTAAATGTTTAACCTGTCCATTAAACCAAGCAAAATTTTCTCTAGCACACTGACTGCAATGCGCTTGACACACTGTTGTTGATTCTAAATGTAATACCCTTACACTGTCTTGGTTAAACAACTTCTACGTCCGTTTCATAACTGGTGTAACCATTCTCTTTGATTACTTTCATAATATTATTAACACGCCCACCAAGCTCATCCTTGTGACTTACTAACCACACACTCTTGTTGCGATCTCTGCTCATCTTCTTAAGGGCTGCAAGTGCATTTTCAACACCGCTAGCGTCCATGCCACTGTCAACAACTTCGTCAATGAATAGTAGGTTAATTGGATGATATAGGCTTTCCCACACATCACGGAACGCCCAGCTTAGACTTAAAATGAGTCTATTTCGTTCGCCTCTACTGAGATTATCAAAGTCCAAGTCACGGCCTAGTTCCTGTATTTCGACTGTCAAATCATTCATAAAACGAACACTGTGAGGCAATCCCATGCGTCCCAAGTAGTAGGTTAAACGTGCATTAAGGAACTGTAGATTCTGATCTATAATACGTTTACGTATGAAACTGTCCTTGTTGGTTAGCAGTTTTAGTAGGAAGTCCTGATGATCACGTAGTCTAGCAAGTTCGTTGATAGTATCCCAACTTACCTGCTCAATGCCCTGACTTTCCATTTCCTCAATCTGTTCCGCATATGGATCTTCATCTTCTGTACGTTTGGTTAGTTCCTTTTCCAAACTTGCGACAGTTGTACGATGATTGTAAGCATCGTCTATAGTGTCGTAAAATACCTGCGGAGCAACGCCAAGTTCGCCTTCCTGCAATACATCCATATGGTTAGCACGTTGAGTTTCGTTAGCAAGTATCTGCATTGCAGCTTCCTGCTTCTGTTCCTGTTTGCTGGCTAGAATTTCTTCCTGCGTAGTATCATGAATATCCTGCCCACAAGCATGACACTTGTGTTCTTCAAGTAAACTAATTTCTTTATCTAGTTTACCGATAAGTTTATTCTGCTTGTCATTGTCACTATCAATGCTACTAATCCAACGCTCTGCTTCTTCACGCCGTTTCTTTTGTGCATAAAAGTCTTCTAACAGTTTATGATTAGCAAGTTCACTGTCGATGTCAATGTGTGCTAGATCCTCGATGCCAGACTTTAGTTTCTTTACGTCCTCATCACGCTTTGCATGCCAGAGTCGCTGACGTTTCTTAAGACTGTCAATCTGCTCTTCGATACGTTTGTTAGCATCTTCAACTGCTTTGATACGATACTCTTCTTCAGTAATCATATCCTTAGTCTGCTTGCCGAGTTCCTTTAGTTTATCTGCTTTCTCACTTAGTAATGTGATGCCCAGCATTTGCTCAATAATAGTGCGCTGATCATTAGAACTCAAACTAAGGAACGGCTGTGTATAGGTATTAAGAGCAACCAGATGTTTAAACATCTCGTGGCTCATACCTAACAAGCGTTCTATCTCAGTCTGAGTTTCACGGTTTTCACCCTGTTGTTCTTCTGTCTCAATCTCACCAACTGTAAACTTTAATACATTAGGCTTCCGCCCACGTTCAATATGATACTGTTTGCCGTTTAGCTCAAAGTCAACAGTAACTAACATATTTTTACTGTTGGTCTTGTTAATTAAGTTGTCACGCTTGATATTAGTAAGAGCTTGACCGTAGAGAGCATAACTCAGTGCATTGATGATTGTGGTTTTACCCGTGCCATTTCTAGCGCCAGAATCGTCACCTCCTTGATCTAAGTTTTCACCAAGCACAAGAGTTAGGTCTCTACGATCAAAGTCAACGGCCTGGGTTTGGTTGCCCACGCTCATGAAGTTCTTCACTGTGAGAGTATTAAGTTTGAACATTATACCAGTGTCCTAAATCTTTATTAATAAAATCCTCAAGATTCTTTATATTATATTCTAACTGGTGTTTGCTTTTGCTGTCAAGATTAATATTTCTCTTGTAGGCAGTCACATTACTAGGAGCAGTATCTACTAAAACCTCATTTAACCCGACATACTTAGTAATACCATTTACAAACTCTTGGGGATTATACTCTAGGTCGTCATAGAACAAAACTTTAAGTTTTTCACTTTGCCATCGTTTAAGGATTCCTACATAATCTAAAGATTGTGTAATCGACTGAAAATATTCTGCGTCTTCGTTTGTACTGGCATGAAAGTTATACATGCTATTCGCATATGAATAAGGATTCCTTAGTATAATAGTTATATAACTAGCATATTTTTTTATAAATTCAATTTGATCATAATCTAGTGACCATAGGTTGGGATTAAAGTTTAGACTAAAACTATACGCAGAAAAGTATAACTTATAGGTATCCACATTAGACAACAGAGAGACGGCCGGTTCTTTTTCCCCTTGATAATCAATTTGATCAGACTTAATTAAGTTATTATATAGCCACGTAGTACCAGTCTTAGCAGTGCCAAGGTTAACGTAATGGATCATTTAAATATTCTCTTATTGGATGATAATATGATAGGGTAAGATCCCCTTTAAAAAACAATAAATTATGATCAGATGAATGTTCAACATATACTCTAGAGTTATTAGGAATCGATGTCATTAAAATTTTATCATCTTTAATTATCCAAAAATCCTCAAATTGTATCTCCTCTATGGTAATACCATTGTCATAGATAGTATCATTTATTGCTTTTAGCCGTAACGTAAACTTATCTGTGTAGTTTTTATTGTATTTTATTCTAACTGATCTAGCACCTATGTTTACTGGCACTAAGTCGTTATTAATTCCTGCTAGAATATTAGCATTGATAGGATCCTTAAATTTTACAGTTATCCAACTTTTAATCATACACGAACAGTCAAGTGAGTCATAAGTTTATAGATTCCTGTAAATATCCAACATGAGAGTTTTGTCGTATTGGGGACTGTCTAACTGTGTTAGGTGTGATGTTACAATGCTGTCTACACTCTCAAAGTTGACTTCGCCTTCGAACTCTTGTGCGTGATCCTCTTCGCCAACTCTAGGTATAAGAGCAAGTTCACGTAAACTAAACTCTGGGATAAACTGCTCCTTGATAAAGTTTGCTTCTTCGTAGCTGATGTCAATGTCCAGTTCAACACGACAATACATGTTAGGTTTCAATAGATTGTCTGTGTTTGCTAATACATCACTTAACATGTAACGTCTATACTTGGGAGCATCAGGCCAGGCAATATATTCCGGATCTTTGCCCCATTCTAGGATCATTACGCCGCGCTCATCATCGCCTGCATCTGCATAGTTGTGTGGAAACGCATTACCCATGTATGTGATGTTTTTGTGCGTCTGTCGTTTGTGGAAATGTCCTGTATAAACTGTTTCACTACGCAGGTCCTCACGCTTGAGTTCACCTACGTCGGGCATACGCACCATTGCGTTCATGTAGAAGTTAGGTAGTTCCAAATGACCAAACATATACTTGGCTTCAATCTTAGGAACTCGAGCAAACTCTTTACCCACTAACCATGGCATAACACAGACATCACCTTCTTCTGTGATGTCATCAAACAGTCGAACATTGTCCCACTTCTTAGCCCACACTACACTGTTCATTTCTCGTGTATCACGATAGTGCTCATCATGATTGCCTGGTAAAAATATTACCTGTGCAAAACTATCACTCAACTTATCAAATGCACGAACACTGTAGTTTAGTGTACTGATGTTTAGACTGGCACGATTGTGATGCCAGTCGCCCAAGAACACACAAGTTTCACAGTTGTTGGCCTTGCCTTGTTCAATAACAAAGTCAATAAAGTCCAAACAGTCTTGATTGTGTATTCTTGAGTTTGATTTAAGCCCGAAGTGTATGTCTGTAAAGAATATTGCTTTTTTAAAAAGATTCAAAATTTTATTCCTGTAGTATAGCAGTAATCAAGTATGAGTTGCGATAGTAACTGATTGGGTTGTTTTCCAGGATGCATCCCATCGTCAGCCCGATCGTTAGAAAAATTTTCCAAAAGTCCATAGTTGGTATTGTTAGTATTATACCCAATACATTTTGATTTGTCTATTAACTGATACAATTTTATCAAAGTTAAAATCTTATCGTACAAGTAATCATCGGGGTTCTCTTCAAAGTTTAAAATTTTTTTGATATTAGTGGGAATTTCTATCTCAGGAATCGATGAAAACGTCCCTTGGTCTAGAATTTTTTGTATATCCGGGCAATAGTTAGGAAATCCTCTAATAAAAACATGTTTGATATGATTTTTTTCAAAAAATGCTTGCAAGGATATTTGATCCAAAAACCACTGTTTAAGTGCCATGTAGTCATTCAGATATCTTCCAATCATCATTTTTGACAATTTGGTAGCAGCATTGAGGTCCCCCCACCCACATGTACTAGGAAAAATTTGAGTTTTGTTGTCGATATTGTGTTCGGCTTCGTATAACCAAAGTCTGTGTAGGCTACTCCACTGCACGATGCAGAAATCATAATAATCAAGCAGACAGTTTTCAACAGTACGGAGGGAAATTTCTCTATTACTGCATCCGCCAACTGCTCGATTTACCAATTGCCAATTTGTGCTATTTTGCAATATTTGAGAATAATGATAGTGTAAGTTAGATTCTAACCAACCCCCCCCTGCACTAAATGAACAACCCGTTATTAAAACTTTCATAGGAAAAGATTGTCCCACTTCTTAGCCCACACCACACTGTTCATTTCTCGTGTATCACGATAGTGCTCGTCGTGATTGCCAGGAAGGAATACCACCTGTGCAAAACTTTCACTTAGCTTATCAAATGCACGAACACTGTAGTTTAGTGTGCTGATGTTTAGGCTGGCACGGTTATGATGCCAGTCGCCCAAGAACACACATGTCTCACAGTTGTTGGCTTTGCCCTGTTCAATAACAAAGTCAATAAAATCCAAACAGTCCTGATTATGCGTCTTACTGTTAGACTTTAAGCCAAAGTGAATGTCTGTGAAGAAAATCGCTTTTTTAAATAGATTCATTCTTCTTTGCGTCCTCGTTCGCAAACTGACGTGTGTAACTTGGCATCAGACCATTCTGTTCAAGTATATCATCACGTATGTTTTGACCCTTCTTCTCAAGGTTTAGTACTCTTGTGAAACTATTAGTAATGGTTGCAGTATAGTAAGCAAATGGATTTTGACTTTTGCTTTCATCAAACTGTAGTCCAATCTGACACAACTGTAGTAGAGCTGCACTCTGCATCTCATCATTATAGGTATAGCCTCTCCAGTTTGAACGTGTGCCATAACGTTCTACCAGTTTCATAAACATCATGGCAAGTTTACGTGTCATGTCTCCATGATCTTTACTGAAGTAGCCATTCTCCATGCCACCTACCCAATGACTTTTCCCAACGCATACTAGTTCATCTTTGTCGTTATAACGATAGTGTTGGAAAGGTTGGAAGTTTACCTGGGTATGATGATCTGCTACTGTTTTTGGATTCTTCTTACGACCTGGCTGTAGAGGCACGTGATCAAATGTCATGATACGGAATACCAGATCCTGCTTGTTTATCTTCTTCCAATCTATGGCAAACTCGGCTTGTTTAACCTTTTGACCCTGTTCAATAGCATCTTCATATGCTTGTTTTGCTAGCCTGTCTGCACGATTGCGTTTAGCTTGTGCGGCAGTACGCATGTTTACCCTGTCCAAGCTGGGAAGAATAATATCGTACTGATGATCATTCTCTTCATCCACATAACTACTGTACGAATTCTTTGATTTGTGTATTTCTTTTAATAAGTCTTTGTTGTTAAGATACTTTTTACGACGCATTATGATTCCTAAAATATGCTACTATTATATAACCAATAAATACATAGAGCAAATATTAAAGGGTAGAATATGGCTAATTTGTTTGACAATTTAAACTCAAAGATATTTAGTAGATCTACTAGTATCGTTAACGAGGGTTTGAATAAAGCTATTCCTGGTGACGGTTTTCTTGCTAAGAGTGCACGATCCTTTCTAGGCAATCAAGCTGAAAGACTTTTAGCAAATGGTTTGTTCCCTGGCGGACAAAACAGTCAATCTCTAGGCGCAGCAAACATAAGATTTAATGCAGAAAACGACATTCGTGCACGCCTTGCACTAAGTCCGAGAAGCGGCCCATTGTTTTATAGAGATCCAAAGAATAGACTAATGGCAGAGCTTTCTAAAACAGACGGTGTTGTATGGCCATACACTCCTAATATTAATGTTAGCTATAGTGCAAGTTATGCTGGACAGAATCCAAGTCACACAAACTACACTCAACAAAGCTATGGAATGAGCACAGTTGATCAAATTAGTGTGGTAGGACAGTTTACAGCAAACAACCAAGATGAAGCAAGATACTTGCTTGCTACACTTTGGTTCCTAAAGAGCTGCACAAAAAGTTTTTATGGTGTAGATCAAAACAGAGGTACACCGCCTCCTGTGCTACGCTTTAGTGCTCACGGCGCTTATATGTTTAAGAGCGTGCCTGTGGTTATTACAAATACAGTTCAAGACTTTGAAAATGGAGTGGATTACATTGAAGCTCCAATACAACCAGGCACAGGCTCACTAAGTGATATGACTCGTGTACCTACACTGATGACCATTAACGTTACACTACAACCTGTAGTAAGTCGTGCAGCACAAACAAGATTTGGATTGGAAAATTATGCTGCTGGTAAACTAGTTGGAGGTAGTAGAGGACTTGGAGGCACACCATAATGGCAACAGTAGATTATACTCAAGATAGTCCTTATGCACTTACAGAAATGTATGGCGACTACTTAGATATAATGACCAATCGTCCTGTCCCAGTACAAGATGACGATGTGATCTATACAATTACTAAGACCTACCAATATCGTCCTGATCTACTAGCAAATGACTTATACAACAATCCAAACTTATGGTGGGTGTTCCAAGCACGTAATCCAAACGCTATTCAAGACCCTATCTTTGACTTTAAACCTGGATTGAAAATTTATATACCAAAGCAGACTGCACTTGAACAAGCACTAGGAATCTAAAATGGCAACAAGGTTACAAGACTTTATTAGTAGACGTGTGCCATTTAAAGATATTCCTCAAGATGTTATTGACGAAGCTGAACAATCTGGCGAACTAGACAACTACGCTATAAATGATGTTGACGGCAGCCCTAATCAAGGACAGTTAGAACAATTTGGTTTGAATTTTGACAGCGAGCCTAACGAACCAGTAGTAGCTACAGAAACAGATACTGAGCTAGATGACTTTGCTGCCGAAGATGCTGGATTTAGTAATGATGCATTTTTTAATGATGAGTTAGACAACTTTGGTAATGAGGATTTTGGTACTGAGCTAGATGACTTTGCTGCCGAAGATGCTGGATTTAGTAATGATAGTTTCTTTGCTGACGACGACGATTTCCTTGCTGATGATGCAGAAGAGGTAGCGTTTTTCCAAGACGATTCATTGGCTACAAACGATTTTGATGACTTTGGCAATGAGGATTTTTCTATTAATGAAGAAGAATCTGGTGGCGGCACTCCTATACAGATAGGCGGTGAAGGCGGCGAATTTGCAGGCACCCCAACAACAAAAACAGCATCAGGTCAGGAAGCAGATCTAGATCCAAACGATGATCCCCTTGGAGATAGCGATAGCGGAGCTGTTGAATTAAGCGAAAAACCAGCAAGTGCTACAGCAAAAGATAAAAATGCTATAACAAAGTCGCAAAAAACCGCAAGTGCTCAAAGTGCAAAGAAAAAAGCTAGTGGGTTAGAAGCTGATCTTACTGTAGAAATTAATCCAAGACAAAATGAACTAGACAACTTTGGAAGCTATACCTATAATATAGCACTGTATATGCTTACTCCTAAGGAGTATGTAAGAATGCTTAAGGCCCCTAAAACAGTAGCACAAGCACCTAAGTTTTTATTAATGCGTAATGGTGGCGTAGGGAATGATCCAGAACTTGCTAGCGAATTCAGTAACACAGAATTTTTTATAGATGATGTTACATTTGACAACATCGGACCTAACCCTAGTACTAGGACAGGAAACACAAATGCCATCAACATAAAATTTATGATCTCAGAGCCAAATGGGTGTACGCTACTCGAACGACTAAAGAAGCAGAGCGAACAAAGTCTAGAAGAAGATCAGAGTTATACCAATACCCCTTATCTAATGGAAATTAAATTTAAGGGATATGACGAATTTGGTAAGCCAAGTCAAAATATCGCCAAGCCAAAATACGTCCCTATCAAGATTACCAGCATAAAGTTTAGCGTTGATACAACAGGAACACAGTATAGAATAACAGCTATACCTTACCACCATGATGTATTCAGTTCCTTACGCAGTACTATACCTGTGAACGTCCAGGTAAGCGCAGGATCAGTTGGAGATGTTCTAAAAGGTGCCGCACAAGCAGTTACAACTGAAACTATTAGAATCGATGACGATGAAGCTGCCAACGGTTTAGGATTTTACGAAGAAACCAGAGATGTACTAGGGGAAAAAGCAATCAGTTTACCTGAGGCTATTAATAACCATTTCAAAGCACAGACTCAAAGAAAAACTATCAAAGATCCAAAAACCAAAAAAGATCGTGTGGTAGAACCCAGTTCTAATCTTGCTGAAGTTTGGAAGTTTGATATTGCAGACAGCATACTAGATGCTAAACTAGTTGGCGAAAGAATAGATGCACTGAACACCACACAAAAAACTAAAAACGTTTACCAGCAGTATGGTAGCGTGATGAAAGGCAAAATTAATCTTGTAAAAAATAAAAAGCTGTTCAAGATTAATGCCGGTACTAGTGTTATAAATTTAATAAACTATATAATTGTTGCTAGCTCTTATGTAAAAGAAAATATTATAAGTGATCTACAAAAAAGTGCAGCGAATAAAGAACAGTTAGACAAACCAATCAAATGGTTTAAGGTTGTACCTCAGATTACTGACTGCTTAGGTTGGGACAAAAAACAAGGTAGATACAAATTTGAAATAACATGGACAGTGCAAACCAATGGTGTGTTCTACAATGATTACCCATGGGCACCCAAAAGTAAACCAAAAGGCGAAGGTGTACACAAAATTTATGACTATATCTTCACCGGTCAGAACAAGCATGTACTTGATCTTAAACTTGATTTCAACATGGCTTACTATCAAGCAGTAACTCTAGGTACTGGTAATCCTGAGAATGACAAAACTCCAAATACAATAAGTCCGCAAACAAAAGACACTCCACAAAGTAATCAAGGACAGACCGTTGCAGATGATGAAACTGTAGAGGATAAACGTGCAAAAGACTTAATGGGTACTATTCTTAATGATGGTACAGATTTGATTCAGTGTGATTTTAGTATTATAGGAGATCCTGCTTTCTTGCCCACAGGAGATGGATTCTTCCAACCACAGGGAAACCAAGGCAAAGTTTATAGTGTACCATTTATGCCAGACGGAACTATTAACTATGACCTAACGCCTCCTTATGTTCAATTGAATTTCAAAACTCCAACAGACTATGATGACTTAACAGGATTTGCAGATCCTAATGTTAATAAGAAGTATGGCACAGCAGAGTTTAGCGGAGTTTATCAGATTATTAAAGTAAGTAATACCTTTAGTGGAGGTATATTTAGACAACAACTTCGTGGTGTTAGAGCCAAGATGCAACCTGTAAATGGCAAGATTGCTCGTAGTAAAGAAGCACTGAAGAATTCAGAACGCAGGCAAAAAGCACAGGATGATCAAAAACAATTCTTACTTAGTTTGCTAGGTGGTAGAAACAATCTACCCTTAAGCGGACTTGCCGCAAAACTATCTAGTGCAGCGCAAAGTTCTATAACTAGTATTGCAACAAATACTGTTCCAAAAATTGGCGCCGAGCTTGATCAATTAGCTCCTCAAGAGCTACAAGACGAAGGCACTGGTATTCCTTTTGATATACAAGAAATACAACAAACACCTCTACAAGAGTTTCCTGTTGTGCCAGCAGTTGATGTTGTTGCAGCAGATACTCCACAACAGAGGACTTTCACACAAAACATAGAAATAAGAACAGGTGGCGGCAGCACAACTAGACTTGCGGACGGAACAGTAATTAGAACTGAAGCTGATGGTACCACTACTAGAATTGCGTAAAGTAAATAGGAGAAGTTAATGCCAACTAACATCAGAGGCGGCTCTAAAGGCGGCGATAGAGACTTTAAAACAGAAGAAGTTAGAGGTATCCGCGAAGATAAAGGTGTTGTTATAGGTGTAGTTAAAGTAAACAGCCATCCAACACGTAGTGGCACCATTATGGTGTTTGTGCCTACTTTCAGTGACCAAGCTAGAGAAGATGATAAGACACAATGGCGCAGTGTAAAATATGCAACTCCCTTTTACAGTAGAACTACACAAACAAACGCACTTGGAAAAACTTTAGACAAAAGCGGCGATAACCTAGAAGCTGTAAAAAACACTAGTGGCATTATGTTTCCTGCGCCAGATGTTGGCACAAGAGTTTTATGCGTGTTTCCAGAAGGACGTGGCGCTGATGGATTTTGGTTTGCGTGTGCACCAGATATCTATATGGTACAAAGTGTACCGGAGAGCAGTGCAAGCACAAACTTTACGAAGAACCCGGATCTGGTTAGACATACAAAAGCACCAACACTCGAGTTCAACGACACAGATAATGATGTTGGTAAACTAAGCAACTTTCTAACACCAAAACGAGCACTTGATACAAACACTGCTAGAGTTTTAAAAAATCAAGGACTAGACCAAGATGAAATTAGAGGTTTAACCACAAGTAGTTACACAAGAGAAACACCCAGTGAGGTTATTGGTATTAGTACCAAGGGTCGCAGGATCCTTCAAGGCGGTACTAAGATAGAACAAACTAACATTAACCAAACTCTAGCAGCAGGCGGAGATTTAAATGAATCACAAGCAAGTGCAGTTGAAGGTAGGTATGCTCGAGCTAAAGGTCATGCGTTAGTTTTAGATGATGGCGATATGGAAGGTAATAACAACCTTATGCGTTTCCGTACAGCCGCCGGACACCAGATACTCTTACACGATACTGAAGATTTAATTTATATCGGCAACAGCAAAGGTACTGCATGGATACAAATGGACAGTCTAGGACAAGTAGATGTATACAGCAAAACTAATATAAATCTACGTAGTCAGAGTATGAACTTCCATACAGATGGTAGTATGAAGTTTCATGCAGGCTCAACTATACAAATGGTAGCAGGTGCTAACTTACATTTAGAAGGTGTAGGTATGGTAAATCTTTACAGCGACAAAGGTTCTGCTTTTGTTTATGGGGGAGCAGGCGTGCACGTTAAAAGTGGTAGCGGAGTTAATATCCAAGCAGGATCGATGATGAATATTAAAGCCGCAAGTGTTATCGCAATTCAAGGTAGTTGTGTTGCACTACAAAGTCCAGCGGCTGCCGCAAGTAAGCAGAACAAAGCAGCACAAACAGATAAAAAAGATACACAACCAAATGCAAAGGGATTTTGGGACGCCAACAAAGACTTACGCACTAGTGTTGATCGTGTGCCAACACACGAGCCATATGTTGAGCATCAAACCACTACTCAAGAAACAGTATATACAGCGGTTGACATTGATGATATTAAAGGAGGCGCAGCACTCAATCCTGCTATACCCAAAAGTGTATCTAAGAAAAAGACTACTGGCATTGACCGTGTTAAAAATCTAACTAACGATAAAAAGATACCAGCTACTGTAATTGCCAAAGAAAACATTGCAAATGTTGCGCTTGGTAAATTAGATCCAAAAGTAACTAGAAATCTTGCAGCAGGCGCCGCAACACTAGCTGGTAGCAATGGTGTACACAACTTCACTAATTCTCTTACAGGCGCATTAGGCAAGTACGGAGCAACAGTAGAGAATCTGCAGAAGAATGGGTTTGTAAGGCCTGAAGCATTTTTCAATGGACAGTTGACCGATGACAAACTATGGACAGGTAAAGACGGCATAGACAGCGCGGTAGCATTTTTAACTAGTGAATTTACACAAGAAAATATGTTCTACGCAGATGCATTTAACAGCATGCAAGATGCTTATAGTTATGGCGCACTTGATGAAGACGACGATGTGGATACAATCGCAGGAATGACAATGGTTAGTTGGGCAAGCGGTGCCGGGGAGATTGCAGCCGAATACAGAGAAGGCAATTATATCGACCCTCGTCCTATTCCAGGTACAACTATAGTACCAGATAACAATGATATGACTAGTTATTATGACGACTATTTCCAAACAGGTGTTAGTGCAAATGTACAAAGTGATACTGATGGCGGCTTAGGTTACAGCGACGGCTGGTATGATAACTTTACTGGCGATAAGTCTGTAACTGGTACTGTGGTAACAAAAACTCCCGGAGTTAATCAAACCACAACTACAGTAACACAAACATCAACAGGAACTAGTACGACCACTGAAACAGTCACAGGAGGCGGCAGTACTACTAGATCAATGAGCGAAGAACGTAGAAGACAGCTCGACGAGTCAAATAAAAGAGCCGCGCAAAACGCTAGAGACAGACGAGCTTATATTGCTAAACTAAAAGCAGAAACCGGACTTAGCAAAGGTGCGCTACTTAGAGAAGCAAGACGCAGAGGATATAAGTAAATACGTCATGGCACTGTATAAAGGATATAGCACATTAAGAAGCACATTTGATAGTGTAAGGCTTGAAGATATCGAGTTGATCAAACGTGACTTGCTCAATCATTTTGGAATTCGCAGAGGCGAAAAATTAAGTAATCCTAATTTTGGTACTAGCATTCACGATCTTATTATGGAACCTCTCACTGAGGAAACAAAAAATCTTTTACTTGAAGAAATACAGGCAGTAATAGAAAGTGATCCTAGGGTAGAGCTACAAGAACTTATTATAGATGAATTACCACAAGGGAATGGCATAGGTGCACAAGTAAGTCTGCTTTATGTACAGCAAAACCAATCAGAAACCATGCTTGTACGTTTCTTAAACGCTGATGGACTGCTAAACGCAACAGCAACGACTTTATAAAAGTAGTATATTTTAAAAGCCATAAATACATTTAGAATTGGAATGGTATAACTATGGCCCATACTACAAGACAAAGTAACCTATTTGCTAGTGAAGATTGGACTAAAGTCTACGAAACATTTAGAGAGATAGACTTCCAAGCCTACGATTTTCAAACTATTCGCAAAACAATGATAGACTATCTCAGGACTTATTATCCTGAGGATTTCAATGACTATATTGAATCAAGTGAATATATTGCACTTATCGATCTCATTGCTTATATTGCACAGAGCCTTAGCTTCCGTGCAGATCTAAACGCTAGAGAAAACTTTTTAGAAACAGCAGAGCGTAGAGATAGTATTCTCCGTATTGCTAAGATGCTTAACTATCAGCCTAAACGTGCACAAATTGCTCGCGGGTTACTAAAAATACAAGCTGTACAAACTACAGAAAACGTAATTGACAGTAATGGAAATAACTTACAAAATACACAAATCTTTTGGGGAGACAATACTAACCCAGATTTCTTAGAACAGTTTACAACTGTTCTAAATGCAAGTTTTGATAAAACACAGCGTTTTGGTACACCCGCATTAAGAACAACTGTCGTCGGTGTGCCTACAGACGAATATCACATTAGTATTGTTCCTAACACAGTTGGGGTATATCCATTTGAGTCTGATGTTGGCGGTAACACCTTTGGATTTGAAATTGTAAACGGCACATACAGTGGAACCAACTTCCTTTATGAGGTTAGCCCACAGCCTGGCAATACCCTAAACTGCATTTATAAAAATGACAGTCAAGGATTTGCTAGTGTGAACAATGGCTTTTTCTTTTACTTTAAACAAGGACAGTTACAAACAGTTGACTTCAATATTTCAGAGAGCTTGCCTAATCGTGTAGTAGAAATTGATACAAATAATATTGATAACAACGATGTGTGGCTTTACAGTGTTGATGAAAATGGCCTTGAAAGCGAGCAATGGACTAAGGTTCCTGCTATCAACGGCACAAATGTAATCTACAACAGTTTGAATAATAGTAAGAATCAATTTGCAGTAAACAGTAGATCAGCAGATCAGGTTGGCCTTAGTTTTGGTGACGGTGTGTTTAGTAACATCCCAACAGGTAATTTCCGTGCATACTTTAGAGTAGGCAATGGCTTCACCTACAAGATCACACCACAAGATATTACAAACGTTACACTAGATATTCCTTACATCAGTCATAGCAGTCAGGTAGAAACACTTACGGTTGTTCTCAGTCTTGAATATACTGTTGCAAATGCTAGTGCTAGAGAAAATTTAAACGACATCAAGCTCAAAGCTCAGCAGCAATATTACACTCAACAGCGTATGATAACAGGAGAAGACTATCAAATTCTCCCATACACTAGCTTTAATAATATTATTAAATCCAAAGCAGTCAACCGTACTGCTAGTGGTGTCAGTAGATATCTAGATGTACGAGATACAACAGGCAAATATTCAAGCACGAATATTGTAGCAGAAGATGGTATTTTCTATAGAGAAGATGTACTTAAAAACTTTGTGTTTAACTTCACAACAGCAGGCGATATTAGTAATACTATCAGCAAAAATTTAGAACCAATTATACAAAACAAAGAAACCTATCATTATTATTTGGAAAATTATCCATTTATTGTTGTAACAGGATTAGATGTTGATTGGAACCGTAGTACACAAGCAAGCGGTTCATGTACAGGTTTCTTTAAGAATGCAACCAGTGATGCTCCGCAACCTATTGGAAACTTTACTTCAAGTAATTTGAAGTATGTAAAGCAAGGAAGTTTAGTAAAATTTACTGCACCAGCTGGTAAAGTATTTGATCTTAACAACAATTTGATTACAGGTACTAGTGGAACTGCAAATACCAAAGATTATATTTGGAGTGGTATTAGCTCAGTTATCGATGACGGTATCAACCAAGGAACAGGCAATCTCTCAACTGGTGCTGGACCTGTGACATTAAGTGAAAACATTCCAAGTGATGCAGTGTTAGATAGTGTCATTGCTCCATGGAACACGGTGCTTTCTAGCACACTTAGACAAACCATTGTTGATAATGTTTTAACATACAAAACATTTGGCTTACGCTATGATTATGCAACCAGCGAATGGAAGATTATTACAGGTGCTAACCTAGATCAAAGTAATACATTTAGTTTAGACTATGCAGGTAACGAGCAGAATCTTAACAGAGATGCTAGTTGGATATTTAAATTTACAAATGATGGTAGCACTTACACAGTAAACTATCGCAGCTTGGCCTATCTATTTGAAAGCTATCTTGAAACACGTTTTTACTTTGATAAAGATTTAAAAATATTTGATCCACGCACTGGCAAAACCATTAGAGATAAGATTAGTATACTAAAAGTCAATGCACAGCCTGATAATAGTAGTGCACTGAATAACAACTATATTATGAACGTGGACGATAAAGTTATCGAATCAGACGGTTATGTACTCAGTGAAAAAGTTAAAGTTACATTTCCG